GCCACGCTCTATTTCAGTAACATCAGAATATTTATCAGAATCAACATCAGCTTTAATTTTTGCTACTAAGGATAAAAACTCTTTACTTGGAGCCAAGCCTTGTAATTTGCAATCTATGCTTGGCTCATCTAGTAAATCTTCTACAACAACTATTGTATTGCTGGTTGCAGATGCAATTTTACAAACTGAATCATTTAAAATAGAACCAGTTATTTTAATGTATTGACCTGCAATGTATTTTTCTTCAAAGTTAATTGTAGAAGTTATAGTTTTAGTAGCACTATCAAATGACATTGTTAATTCCTCTAAGCTTCTTACAAAGTAATTGTTACAATATTTCATTACAACATCTAGCATATCATCACGCCCTCCTTCCCATTCTAACCTTTCCTTGGCTTAAAGTTATCGAAGAGCATAGTAACGGATTTGAAATTCCTGCTAGTAGAGTAATGCCTACAAGTGTATTCCCAGTTTCTTTTTCATCTAAAGCGATAGCGCTTATTATTGCATCTTCAATTACTGTTATCCAATAAAAATCCCCAGTATGCTCTTGATTATCGGTTATTGTTTCAGATCCATTATTGCCTAGTGATTCTTCTAATCTAGCTTTTGACTCTCCAGTTAATTCTCCACCCATTATTTCACCTTCTTTGTATCTTTTTTATCCTCACCATTTGTTGCATCACCATTTTTATTTGCATCTTTTTTAAACTCTTTTTTTATATTCTTAGGATTTTTAACACATCTTTCTTTATGAAGCTTTATAACATTTAAGCTATATTCATCTTTACAAAAATTACATTTAACCATTTTTATCACCTCGTAAAAATATTAGAGTGCTAGGATTAACCTAACACTCTTGTTGCTAACTCTGGGTAAAGTGGAGCATATCCATATAGAGTATCAATAGACATAATAGTTGTCTTAGTGCTAATATCATAGTCCATAGTAACTCTTATAGTTAATCCATTGTAATTAACAGTATAACTTTGAGCTCCTGGTGTTGGCTCTAGAGGTCTAGTTACAAATCCAAATGCAGACTCATGAAATGCTAAGTTTGCAACGTGTCCACCTGCAGTAACATCAGGGAAAGTTACAGCTTCAACAGTAATATCAGCAGACATTTGAGGATATAGTTTAGTAGTTACAACACCAGCAATTGCAGATGCAGTATCTTCTAAAACCACATATTGTTTTCCGTCAATTGTCATTACATCGCCTTTTAGCAATTTAGCAGTTGAAGCTCCAGCAGCACTTGTTAAAGTTGCACTAGTATATTTAAGTCCAGTAGTTGCATTTACGGCATTTACGGCACTTACATCAGCACTCGCAGTAACATCATCTAAAGCAGTATATGCGCCTGCAGTATGAGTTTTTACAGCTTGAGCCATGTAGTTTTCCATGCCTTGAATTCTACCAATAGCACCTTCTCTTAGTGCTTGTGTTGAGCCACTTTTTTCAGCGTTCACAATAGCATCTAGAATACTTAATTTAGCATCTGCATCAGGATCCCATACTGCTCTTCTTTGCACAGTTGGAACTTTATTAACGTTAAGTCTCTTTCTTGCATTTGCAAAATCATCTAATCCGTCAGGTGTAGTTCCTGATGCGCCCTCGAAAGAGTTTACATACTTATATAATTCTAATCCATCATTGTTAATTTTTTCACCTATTGCAACCAAAGCAGGTCTTAACACTAATCTGCTAAAATCATCAACGTTTAAAGCCATTTGTTTTGCAGTTACAGAAACAGATACGTCAGCAATTTTGTCTAGTTTAACCAACACTGGATGAGGATTAATTTCTTGCAGATTAATTGTGCCTGAGAACTCATCTGCAACATAAACCGCTGGTCTTTCTACTTGAATTGTGTCACCTTTTTTAGCAAAAGTATCACTATAGTTTTTGTTAATTAACTCAGGAAATACTAAATTTTCCTGTAAAATTGGTAGTGCTTGTCTTGCTATTTCTTGTAACGTTAAAAATTTATTTGCCATTAATAATCACTCCTATTTTTTATTTTGATTTTCCAAATACTTAAAATACTCTTCATCACTCATTTTTGAAAAGTCTTGCTTATTACCACCTTGACCACCTTTTGGGGAATTACCTCTTAATCTTTCGTTTACTGCGCTTTCAATTGATTTACTGAAAGCTTCACCAAATCTTTTTATATTTTCATTTGTTGCTTCTGCATCATTCCCCATAAGAAAATCAGCAAAATCGACTGGAAGCTGTTTCTCGCTTAAAACATTAATAGTATCAAGCTTAAGCTCCCTCTTTCTTATATCAGATTCTTTTTGAGAAATTTCTTCATTTTTCTTTTTTAATTCTTCTTGCCTTTTTTCATCAGAAGAAAGTTTAGCAAGTCTTTCAGCTTCTCTTCTTTCCTGCTCAATCTTACCTTTGAATTCTTCTTCCCATTTAGATTTACTAGTTTTGATAGCCTCACTAACTCTTTTATCAGTTTCAGACTGAAGCATTTTATCTACTTCCTCTTTTGTAAACGTTTCAGGTGTGTTATTATCCCCTGCACCTTCTCCAGTTGACCCCTCTCCACCTTGTGCGTTACCTTCGTCACCTTCTGCGAATAATTGTAGATTGTACTTAAATTCCTTTAACATTCTATCTCTCCTTTTGCCCCTTACAGTTCTTTAACCCTATAAGTTGCCTTGAATTTATTTTTATATTAAAAAACACCTCTTACGAAGCGCTTTTATTCACATACTTATTATACCATTCATTATAATTTATATTTGCAGGAACTTTATAATATTTACCTTGTGGGTCCTTTGCCAACCTCTCATAATTCGCCCTGTCATCGTCTTCAAAATAAGCTGCAGTAGTTGAGCGACAGTTTACGTGCATGGATGGCAAGTTCACGCCAGTTTTTGCTTCACTAACATTAAACACTTTATTATCTAAACTCCTACAAATTGAACTAGTCCTTGAATCTAAAATTGCAAGATACTCATATCGTTCTATACCATCTTCTTTATAAGCTCTCAGTGTTCCATTATTCAACACATGATTAGATTCCGTTCTAACTAATCTTTGAGCATTTGTATAACCTACATCCATTCTTTCTTTTAATGCAGATGTCATTTTATAAATACTTTGACCTTGTACCATACCTTGAGTTATTGTGTTCCTTAAATTATTTACTAATTTAGCTTTTTGCTCCCAAATTCTATCAGAATAATTTGCACCACTCCAGGGATAATTTATTGCTTCAGTAGTAGCTCTTTGATTTAAACTGCTAAATGACCTTCCAACTCCTAACCCGGTTTGAATGTCGTATTTTGACCTATAATAACTTTGTTCATAGATATTAGATAATAAGTTTGTTGTCCTCGGTTCATAGCCTGTATATTTATAACCAAATAGCATATCTATGTGAGCTCTTATTTCAGTTAATAAAGCTTGATACCTTGTTATCCTAACTCTATTGCTTAAATTCCTTATTTCGGTGTTAAATCTGCCTTTAGGATTGTTTTGGACTAGCTCTATAAAATAATCTAATCTGTTTTTAAATTTAACTCTCTCTTTAGGACTTAAATACTCTTGAGCTTTTTCAAGAGAGATTGAATTATCTTCTGCATATTTGCTATAAAAAATAGATATCTCTTTTTCGATATCTAACATAGCCTTTTCAAATTGCTTTTTTAATTCCCTTTGATATTTTTCAGAATCTTTATTTATTCGCTCTTCTCTTTCAAGAGCTCTTTCTATCCAATATTCATTATTCATTATCGGCATTATTATCACCGGCTCTGTTTATGTCATTACCTTCTCTTAATCCTAAGTCTTGTAACTGCTCCTTTTCCTCAGCTTTTATACGCTTAAGCTCTAGGGATACATCATCAACAAACGGAATTTGTTCAAGTTTTGTTTCGCTTGAAATCGTATTCCCTAACTTACTGATTGATTCAACAATTTCTAATAGGTTTGAAGGTAGGTTTCTATAAAAGGCTATGTCAACATCTTCAATATTATAATTTTTCCCCTTCTTACTCCAAATGTTATTTATAAGCCTTAACCTTTTTCTTAAAGCCTTTTGAAATTTAAGCTGTTTAGTTGATGTTGATTGCTCCAATCCCCACAACTTATATTTAAGCGCCACTCCTGAAGCAGTACCAGCGAATTTTTCATCTGATAAATCAGGAACAAAGCTAAGTGTATGTATATCAGTTTTTAACCTGGTCTTAAAGTTTTCGCTGGCAGAATCATTAATATCTTTAGTTAAGAATCCAGCAGATCCATTTTCACTTAGCAATAATACTCTTTGCCTTTTTAACTCTGCAATATCATCTGATTCTGTTCCTTGCATACCAACTAAATACAAATAAGCATCAGAGAAATAATCAAAATCATTAGCAGTGTTACTCTGTGAGTCATTGTAAGAGTCAATAAGGGTTTTTACATTATCAAAATCCCCCATCATTTCCTCATTGTTTATGTATTCAATAATAGGAACCTCATCAAAATAATGCTCCTCAATATCTACTTCAAATAACTTTCTTTCAACATAGTCATAATGCTCAATATATCTATCTGAATAGACTATAACCCTCATGTGAGTTTTTTCTACTACCGGGTCTAACTCTTCATAGAATCTTACTCCAAGCAATACATTTCCAACAATTGAATTATCTCGTATTACAAAGGTTTCAGTTGCATCTAAATGCTTGAAATGAGTTTGAGCATCTTGACCTTGATATATTAACTCATAAGCTACACCTTTTATGCTGCATTGTTTTGCTAGTTCTGAATTTGTATCAGGTTCATCATTAAGCATAAATATATCTTTTAAATCATCATCTAAGGCTTTATTATTCTCTCCTGCATTATACGTTGGAGTTATTCCCATAAAATACCCTGTTGCTACATCGACTATGTATTTAGCATAATTATTAACTAATCTATTGTCAGGCTTACTTGTATCAGTTGGAGCCTGTTTGCCTAATATATCATGCTTAACCTCATAGTAGTCTTGTTTCTTCTGCAGTTCTAATCCACGAGCTATATGTTGTTCCAAGAAATATCTAATTACTTTAAGCCTATTTGCTTCATCTTCAAGTAAATTAGGATCTATTTTGTATTTTATCTTCACTTTGCACCTCCTTATATTCCTAAACTTGTTTTATTCATAGTTCTAAGTTTAGTATTCTTCATGTCGTCTTCTAGTGCGTATCTACACATATCTAAACAATGATTGTCTTTATCAGGGAATTTCGATTTAACTTCTCCATTCCTATCTACTTCAAGCGAATAATTGATAAATTCTTTTGAAGCTCTAGGACACCTTTGAGGGTCTATTATAATTTCCTCTAAATCTTGCAAGAACTTAATTCCATATACAACACTGTCTGGTCCCTTTTTGGCACCTTTTATTTTCATTCCGTAATCTTGAAGTTCTGCAATACTTTTTGGCTCGGCACTATCGGCTATAGTTAGTTTTGTACTTTCTTGCTTGATATTGTCATAAAGTTTTCTGTTTGATACATTTATACCGCTAAACTCTTTAAATATATATAATTTCTTTCTTGTTGAGTCATAATGCATTTTACCAAATACAACTGGGTCTATAGCGTATCCAAAGTCAATACCTTGTCTAATATTATCAAATATAGCAATTTCATCATTTTTAATTTCCCTCAAACTAACATTAGTAAATACTTCTAATCCAGTTCCAACTTCTTCGCCTAAATATTCGTGCCGATAAGCCTGCTCATTAACCTTTTCTAAATGCTCTGCTTCTTGTATAAATATATCTCCAAGCCACTCTTTAGGTACAGACCTATAATCCGAATGATGAACAACTCTTCCGAATTTATTTATTTTAACCTCAGCATTAACCCAACTTTTAGATGAACGTGGAGGGTTAAAGCTAAAAAATGACATCCTTTTATTATTTTCTCCTCTGAATAGAGATTGTAAGATGTTTCTTATCTCATCATGACTAGCAAACTGATCCACTTCCTCAAACCAACAATATTTAATATAACCTTTACCTAAGTTGATGGATTTAATCTTTCTTGGATTATCTGCAGCTTTAAACACTATCTTCTGGCCAGTTTTTAAGTTTATAATTTGCATAGGAGACACTTGAAATTTAAATAAATGTGATATTCCTAATTTAATGGCCGACCACTCAAATTGCCCAAAAACTGTTTCCCTTAGTTCGTTTTGATATCTTCTAAATACTATTGCATTTGCTAGTGGGTCTGATAGCATGCCCAACAATATTTCAATTGATAAAAATGTTGATTTTGTACTACCTCGTCCGCCTTTAAGCCAATATTCTGAATAATCTCTTTCTTTAAGAAAATTGTGTACACCATAAAAACTAGCTGCAATTAAAAATGTTAATTTTATGTTCATTCCTCATCGTCTTCTTTAGGGATATTATCTATTATCTGAACACTCATATCCGCATTTAAATTAACATTTTCGGTTAATATCCCGTAACGCTTAGCTAATAATTCAGCTGCTTTATTTGCATCTTTAATTCCTACAGCTTTTTTAACAATTCTAGCACTCGAACACCCATCGCCTTCTCCTTCGACAACAACGACTTCCTCTGTCTTTTCTTGTCTCATTGTTGATGTTAAGTACCTTAAAACTTCATCTTGTGTTGCAATTCGTTCATCTTCTTTTTTCCTTAATCTTTCATCTATACATTTTTTAATTCCAACATTATCCAACAATTTATAACCTTGAGCATTTGCATAGTTTTCACTATATCCTGCTTTTAATGCTGACTCTGTAGCATTGCATGTTTCAATGTAATAATCTGCAAATCTTTTCTGCTTTTCCGTTAACTTTTGCATCACTCCCTCTCCTCTCAATCTGATTTATAGGCATAACTAAAGAGCTCCCAGCGAATCTGAAGAAGCTCTTTCCGTGGTTTAATATATATTTCACTGAGGAAATCTGATACTACTATTATAACTTAAAAAAGTGTGCCATAGTATGCCATAATTTATTTTATACTTGTAATACTCATTAGCGCATTTGAATGTAGTCTGTGAGTTTGTCTCCATGAGAAATTAATCTTAACGCATATATTTTCCCATTTCTGTCCATCTAGACATCTTAATTGCATTACTCTTCTTTGCATCGAATCAGGAATACTTTCTATTTTTTTTTCAATCCTTAAAAATTCTTTTAATAATTCTGATTTTTTATCTTCAAGACTTTCTAATATAGCTAAATTATTTACAAATTTGTCATGTGCTACACTTCCCTTTGGCATATCTGAAAGCTTTTGAATTGGTATTGAAAATACCCTTTCTCTTAG